CCACCATAACGTCAAGGTCGAAACCATAATCATCAAAATAATCTACAATATAATCAGAGTGTGCCTGTGGCTTGATCTTGGGGTCATTGTATTCAACAGATCTAGACTCTGCGTAATGAACTACTGGTTTGATATCATCAGGCCAAGTGTCCAAAGCGAGCAGTAGAGCATCTACCTCTGTCTGTCCACCAGTATGTAAGCGGTGATGATGGTAATCAAATACAATAGGTGTGCCGATACGACGATATACGGTGTCATAGAGTTCCTTCGTAGAGTAAAGACTTTGCTTGTCGTCATTCTCGACAGTAAGACGAGAACGAACGGACTCTGGAAGGCGCTCGAAATTACGACAGAAATTATCTAACGCAAATGGCTTATCGCCATAGGCAGCGCCTACGTGAATATTTAGTTTGGCAAATGGGCTACGGTCAAGCCCAATCATATCAAAAAGATCAGCATGCACCCTTAGATCTTTGTAAGTAAGCTGAAATACTCGCTCTTTTGGTGATGCTAATTTATTGAAATGTCCAGGATGGGCAGTCAGACGCATACCGTGTTTTTTAGCGAATGAGCCAACCATCTGGCAGGTATTAAGAATCTCCTTGTAATCTGGAAGTTCCTCCATCTGATACTCACTAGCCCAAGGGATAATATCTGATGAGAGACGATAAAAGTAAATGTCATTCTTGAGATTCCATTCGAGGATCTTGTATAAGTCTTGGACATTCATTAGCGCTAGTTCTGATGCGTAAGAAATGCCTTTTTGTTGAAAGGTTCGCTTAATCATCGAACGATTAGTAGTAATCCTCTTAGACTTAGGGCGAGAAGAAAATCCCATGTTAATACATGCATAGCCAAAGTTCTTCATAAAACAAAACCTCCCAACTGAGTATAACTAATTATACCGCAGAAAGGAGGCAAAAGTCAAGAACTTTTTTGTTTTTTAGTCGGTGACTGGAACCGTTAGATCTTCTTGTTCTTCATAGAAAGAAGACGCATCACCTTGGCGTTTATCAAACTTCATAACAATCTCTTCATCTACAATCTGATAGACGCGCTGCTTGAA